CATGTTTTACTACATGAAGGACGCAAACACGCTCAACGTTATGCAGCTCGTTAATCTATCCCGCGTGCTATCCGTTGACGTATCAGAATTAATAAATACCATAACAATCAAACATGAAGGAGATGAGTAAAGAACAAACAGCCGTTTATTGGCTAGAAGAACAATTGCTATTAAGAATGAATGGCACACCAATAGTTGACAAAGAACTATTTGATAAAGCAAAAGAAATGGAATGCCAAGAAATTATGGACGCTTTTGATGATGGTGTTGATGCATGTTATTTGGAAGTTGATCAACTAGGCACACGAATGGTCACTCCAGATGAATGTGGAGGAGTTTATTATTACGAAAAAAAATATGAAGACAATGAATAAGATAACTTTACCAGTTCGCCGCGTAAAGACACGCGCAGAAAAAGAAAAAGATATGCCGAGTAACCGTGCGCTACCTAGCCGTAGCGATGTCATCTACATTCAAAAATACTTTGGTACAATACCGTTCAATGTAATGGCTGCACACCTTAATATCAATCCTCAAAAGCTACTGCGATTTGCACGGCTAATCTTTGGACCGAAGCAGCACGAACTCAAATGGAAACGCATGATTGAGACGCTGGAATTCATGGAGGGGCAGAGTGAAGTCGAGGCTGAGATATTGAATGAAAAGATTGTGCATAGCAAACACTACAACATACCGGTGCGTAGAAAGATTGTCAACCTTAATCGCATGTACTATCTATGCACACTCAACTACTCAAAGCGGTATATCGTGAAGTTTGATATTCCTGTGGATCTACACACGATTGAGTTTTGCAGTGTTGCAATGGGCTGTGATTACGAGGTTAGTCCATTAGGCCCGTGGGAATACATGCAGCTTGAAAAGGATTTGCCCATTGTCAGCATTGAGGCTAATGAAGACTATGTAGGCTCGTTTTGGTTAGCAATGCAAAGTATGTTACACGAATGAAGCACGAAGAAAGCAAAATCCAGCAACGTTGCGTAGAGTGGTTCCGCTACTCATTCCCGCGCACCGTCATTGCATCTTTTCCTAACGGCGTATACATCGGAGGCACTCCAGTGCAACGGGCTAAACGTTGGAACATCTTAAAGGCTGAAGGAGCCATGCCGGGTATACCTGACTTAATGATATGCATGCCATGCATGAAGTACCATGCGCTCTTCATCGAGATGAAAACGGAAAAGGGTAAGCTTTCTGAGAATCAAAAAATCGTTCACGCCATGCTCATCAATGAAGGCTATGCCGTCAAGGTGTGCAGGTCATTTGAAGAATTTACAATAACAATCAAAAAGTATATGGAATCATGAAAATGAAAAACACAAAAGAACGCTACATGAATGCACTATTGTTTGCATGTGGGCAGCAGCAGTTTCATTCAAGGGAGTTTTCAAAATCATTCAAAGTAAGTCATACTATGATTACTGTAATGTGTGAACTGGGTTTGATTAAAAAAGTCGAAAAAGGTTTTTACAAGTGGGCATTATTGCGCGAGCCATTACCGAACGATGTGACATTGATTCGTAAAAGATTAAGTGCATACAATCAGCACTATAAAGGAAAGTCACCACAACTCACCATCAAGCCCATCCGCAAAGCACCAGCAGCTACACCCATGCCGGTGGTGGATGAACCTGACTACGACAACAGCAACAGCAAGATGTTACTGATTATGGCAGTAGGCGCAGCCATCGGATTTTTAATTGCAACAGCTATTTGGAAATAATATAGGGGTAGCCGAAAACCTTACAGAGTAGGCAAACAAAATAAATTTTATTTTATGTTATCTTCTAAGAAAGAACCAATGGTGTTAGCCACACACCACGTTCACACAACAACTGATTACTTTTTATTCAAGCCATTGGATGGTAATCGGACTAAAAATCTGCTTCACATCAATCGACTAAAAAAGTCAATGAATGAACAGTACATGTTTACGGTTATAATCGTAAATGAAAATTACGAAATCATTGATGGGCAGCATCGCTTTGATGTTATTACGGAATTGAAATTGCCTTTGCATTATGTGGTTTGTAAAGGTTACGGTCTTGCAGAAGTACATCGATTGAACCAGCTATCTAAGAACTGGAATGCTGATGACTATCTTAATGGATACTGCAACTTAGGATACAAAGATTATTTGATCTATCGTGATTTTAAAAACAAGTATCAAGTAGGCCACAATGAATGTATGTTGCTATTAAGCGGCACGGGTTCAACAAAGAATGCTGGTAATTTTAATACCGGGTTATTAAAAATCAAATCACTTAAAGATGCAGAAAGAAACATTGAAAAGATTTTGCTACTTGAACCCTATTACGATGGATATAAGCGACGAGCATTCATCTACGCTATGTACAATCTATTGCATAATCCAAACTTTGAGTTTACAGAATTTATTCAAAAGTTAAAGATTCAACCAACTGCTTTACAGCATTGCACTGATGTAGCACAATACGTTGCGTTGATTGAAGAAATCTACAACTACAAGCGCAGAGACAAAGTAAATCTGCGATACTAATTTGGAATTGTGAAAGGGTTGTATATCTTTGCAACGCTACTCAGTATGAAAAACATTTCAAATCCCACCATTACCGCATTGCCATAAGCACATCCGTGCGCTGGGTAGCCTTTGTGTGTAGTGGTGGGTATTTACTTTTATGAAAGACCCGGCATTTCTTTTTTACTCATCCGATTTCTTGTCGGGTGTTCAAGACTTGACCATGGAAGAGCGTGGTCAATACATCACATTGCTATGCTTGCAACATCAGAAAGGTCATCTTACCGAAAAGATGATACGGCTATGCTGCGGCAATGCCACGGCAGATGTGTTGGCAAAGTTTCGGCAGGACGATGAAGGTCTTTTTTTTAATCAACGTCTTGAAGTAGAAGTTGGTAAGCGTAAAGCCCATGCTGAAAAGCAACGCACACGTGCTATTGATGGATGGAAAAAAAGAAAAAATCAAAACTCTGATACAGATGCCACGGCATCTACCACGGCATATGCCACGGCAATGCCTTTAGAAAATGAAAATGAAAATAGAAATGAAAATGAAATTATAGTTGAAGATGCAAATGAAAAAAAGACTACGCGCAAAAAGTTTGTCAAGCCAGATGAGAATGATGTGTACAACCTGATGGGCGAACTCAATGCAACCGGCAAGAACTTTATGACCGAAGATAAGTTGGTTACTTTCGCTCGCGTCTTCATGGATCACTACAATTCGAATGGATGGGTAGTTGGCAAAACACCGATGAAGGATTGGCAAAGCACAGTGCGCAACTGGATGCGCAAGGAATGGGATAAAATTAAAAATCAAAAAACAAATACAAATGGAAAATCAAAGTTTGACAACGTTGCATACTATCAAAATGTGGCAGCCCAAGTCGCAGCTGACATTCGCGGAGAGCGTGAAGACTAACAAGATTGCAACACTGCGAAAGATTGACCGCAATGAAACTAAGTTGAAGATTGCAATGCTCATTAGCCGGTGCTGCGCTATGCTGAACATCGACAAGAATATGAACGCTGACCAAATCAACTTTGCTGCCGAACACTTTGTGCAGCATCATTGGAAGTATAGTCTTGAAGATATCCAGTTGTGTTTAGATCGTGGTGTGGCAGGCATGTACGGAACTATTTACAATCGCATGGACTTGTCGATATTGAATGAATGGATAATTAAGTTTGAGCAGGAACGTGATACTCACATTACAGCATTGCGCACGGAAGAACAAAGCAACAACAACATCTACGAAATCTTCGCACACCCGCAAATGAATGAAGCGATGAAGGATGTTGTAACAAAATTAGATGCAAAAATGTTACAGGAGCCTGTGAAGGAAATTATACGCGGCAAACCTAGCGAACTTGAAGTTGCGTTAATGCGTGAGTATGATGAACTGCCACAGTGGGTTAATGACCAGCGGTTCAGACTTTACAAAAATAAACCTTTTCAGTTTACAGAATATAGATACGAACGCTACCGCGAGCTGATTGAAAACCAAAATGAATATTGATGAAGGACTACGATAAGCAGCGCGAGATTGAACTACTACGCAAACTATTTGTGTTGACAGCTAAGCGAAGTATGAGACCATCGATGACTGATAATGTTACAATGCGTCTTATCTTTGAGGAGTTACATTTGCTTACAGACAAAGATGAATATAAGCTATGACTATCGGTGAACTTTGGGATGCGCTGGCTCAATACCCGGATGATACGGAAGTGTTCATCGGGTTCATCAACGGCCATAGCATTGACGAAGAACCATTCACAATAGCAGAAGTCAGCAACATGCGGGGCAACATCACAATCGCTTTTATGATGGATGATATAAACATAATCAATAATTAAATCAATGAGTAACTATCAAATGCAAGAGGGTCAGTTCACCCTATTCAAGAACAACAACGTAGCCAACAACGGCCCACAGTACACAGGTGAAATCATGGTTAACGGTAAGAAGATGCGCCTAGCTGCGTGGGTGAAGGAGGGCAAGAGTGGCAAGTTCTTTTCGGGCAAGATGTCCGAGCCGCTGGAGAAACGCCAACACGATGATGATTCACAAGGCACAGGCGATTTGCCTTTCTAATGATTGAGTATCTACCGAAACAAAATGAAGCACTGCGCGTATTGGGTAATTCACACCCGGCACGTGTGGTGCTTTTCGGTGGAGCTGCAGGGGGCAGCAAGTCGTTTATTGGTTGTGCATGGCAGATAAGCCGACGGTTCAAGTATCCCGGCACGCGAGGGCTGATAGGCCGTAGCAAACTAGACACGCTCAAGAAGACCACGCTCAAGACGTTTTTTGAGGTAGCACACATGTTAGGCCTTGCGCCGAATGAACACTACACGATTAACAATCAAACGCACGTTATCACGTTTGCAAATGGCAGCGAGATAATTCTCAAAGACTTGTTTGCGTATCCATCAGACCCTGAATTCCATTCGCTGGGAGGTCTTGAATTAACCGATGCGTATGTGGATGAAGCCGCACAAGTATCAAAGCGGGCAATAGACATACTCCAGTCCCGCATTCGTTTTAAGCTACGGGAATTTGATTTGCCACCGAAGATGCTACTCACATGCAATCCTTCAAAGGGATGGCTTTACAATGAGTTCTACGCACCGCATAAAGCAGACAACCTAGCACAGCATCTAGCATTCATTCCATCGCTGCCGACCGACAACCCACACCTGCCCGAAAGTTATATTGAAACGCTAGAACGTTTGCCCGAAATAGACAGGCGAAGGCTCTTGTACGGTGATTGGGAATACGATGAGAGCGTTGACAACCTTTACCAATACGATGACCTTGTGCGCTGCTTCCGGGATGAAGAAAGCAAAGGTGAAAAGTATATCAGTGCCGACATCGCACGACTAGGAAAAGACCGCAGTGTGATTTGCGTGTGGCAAGGTTTGCATCTGATGGAGATTCATGAACTGCGCAAGCAACCCATCACAACCGTTGTATCTAAAATCAAAGAACTGTGCGCGGCACAAAGTATTAAGTTGAGCAATGTGATATGCGATGAAGATGGTGTAGGCGGGGGTGTAGTTGATAGCCTTAAGTGCCGGGGCTTCCTTAACGGCGGGCGTGCTAAGCAACCAGATAGATACACCAACCAAAAGGCGGAATGTTATTTCAAGCTTGCAGAATTGATTGAGCAGAACAAGGTAATCTTTAAAGTGAATCAGTTCCGTGACGTTATCATTCAAGAACTGGATATGATACGCCGTAGGCAGCCCGAGGCGGACGGCAAACTCGCAGTGATCAGTAAAGATGAGATATCACGCATGCACGGCAAATCTCCCGACTATGCTGATGCAATCATGATGCGGGTTTACTTTGAACTGTTCCCGAACTACGGCAGCTATTCGTGGGCGTGAGATGGTTACAATCTGTAACCGATTGAAATTTTAACAATTTTTAACAGTTCTGTTTTGGTAGTGCAAGAAATTGCACCATATATTTGCTCTGTTATCAGCGGATAACATTGGCGGCTCGCCAGTCAGAGCAAAAATTTTTTTTTTATGAAAACTTCTTCCTTACGTTCAATCGCTGTGCAGATTCGCAAATTTATTAAGCTTAATAATATCCCACACGCTATGGTAAACGTGAAAGGTGATTTATTAATTATTGATAATTTGGGTTATGATAACGCTCAAAATATTGCGCAAATCGTTACAGGTTTAGATTTTGTTTACTTAACTCCTTCAATGACTCGATTGAAGTAATTATCTGAGGGGTGCGGCTCATCAACGCGCATTCACCTTTAAATCTACAAACATGAAAGCAAGCAAAGTCATCAAGTATCTAGTGTACACCGCAATCGTTTTAGCAATTCTTAACTATTGTCAAGAGTTGAATGATTGCTTAATGCGCTATTAATCCGTATCTTTAAATCCTAAAATCAATAACATGAACAACAGTATTCACAAAGACAACCTTGAAGCATTGCAGAAGTTCCAGCAGATGCTCAACGCCACACCCGATGTAGCCGGTATTGAAAAAACTCCTGACCTTAAAGCGCAAACGCTGGTCATCTCACACGTTGAGACCACGCTAGACGAAATGTTCTTTGGTCATTGGCGCACTGAGAACTTTAAGTGGGAACGCATGGCAAATGAAGTAGTAGGCAGCATCGACCTTATTGCAATACATCCGATAAGCGGGTATGAGATACGCCGCACGGGGGCAGCGTCCATCATCATCATGGTTGACCGTGCGCCGCAGAACCTTGACAACGTAGAGCGCAACCGTTGGGCGTTGAATGCAGATAACAAAAAGCCGAATGCATTAGACCTTGCCTTCCCTAAACTCAAAACAGAATGCCTTAAGAATGCAGCACAGTCCTTTGGTAAGTTGTTTGGCCGTGACCTTAACCGCAAGAATGCAGACGTATACAAAGCGTTTAATCTTAAAGGTAAGCTACCACAGGGCGCAGATAAAGATGTGGCCTATGTGCTTGACCTAATCAACAATGCCGAAACGCTAATGGATTGCACACGCATTCAGAAGGCATGCAGTAGCGAAGTGCTTGCACAGGTACATGATGAATTAAACAACCGCCGCAACTTTCTTATTGATCGCGGGGATGAGATGCGTCAATTCACCGAAGGCGTGTAAATGTTAAAAGATGTTGCAGTTGTTCGGGATTCCCGAACTTCTGCTACATTAGCAGTCAAATCAATAACACAAAAGCAAATGGAACAAGTATTATTTAGAGCGTCACAGCTAGGAAAGTTGATGACCGATGCAAGAACCAAAACAGGTTTATCCGAAACAACAAAGAGCGCACTGCTGGAGGTCTATGTACAGCAGAAGTATAAGCGTTACAAAGAGATAAGCAACAAGTACATTGAGAAAGGTTTGGCCGTTGAGAATGATGCGATAGACATGTGGCGCCGTGAACGCAAGCAAATCGTATTCAAGAATGAGCAGATGTTTACGAATGACTTTGTGAAGGGAACACCTGACTTGCTTATCAAAGATGATGAAACGGATTTGGTTGTGAATGTGCCGGATATTAAATCTTCATGGGACATCTACACTTTCCACGATGCAAAAGCCAACGACCTGAGCAAAGACTACTTTTGGCAGGGTCAAGCCTACATGTGGCTCACAGGTGCGCCGCTTGCTACGTTCTGCTTTGTGCTAGTCAACGCACCACTGCAAATGATTAATGATGAAAAGTACAAGCTCGCACGCCGCATGAATCTTATCGATGCACAGTCAGACCCTACCTTCTTAAAGAAAGCGCAAGGCATTGAGCGTTCGATGATTTATGACATGAAGCAATTCCTAAACGATTACCCGGATGCAAATCTTGAAACCGACCTTAGCGAGTGGGTGTATGATATTCCAGTGCAGGAGCGCATACATGAGAAGGTTGTGGAGTTCGATGCCGATGCAATCGCAAAGCTGCAAGAGCGTGTACCTATGTGGCGTGAATACCTTAATACTTTAGCACTATGAGCCTGCAAGATGTAATCGAAAACCTTTCAAAAAATCATATGCAGGTTAAAATAATGACTGGATATATGGACACAATTAACGGCTATGGTTGGCACACTAAATATTTTGTAAACGTTTTAAAAACTGTTGAGTATTGTGAGATTTGTAAAAACAAAACAAATACTGATTATAGTGAAGATGCACACAGAGGCAATCACAGATGGAGGTTTAAAACAATACAGGTATACTCCGATACTCATTATGATATTGATTCGATTGTTACACAATTAAATACTTTAATCGTATGACCACAGATCAACTCAAAGACCACGTGCTCAATTCAATGCAGCACTACTACAATAAAGAACAGGTGATTGAACTAATCAATAAACTAAAAAATGAAAGCAAAGGAAAAGGCATGGCAACTGTACTCGAACTATTTTGACATCATCGAGAATGGCAAGCAGGAAGGCCACTTAGTTGAGGTGCATATCAAAGCTATCAACGCCGCACTGCATTGCGTAGATGAAGCACTGGTTAACGCACCGAGCGAAATCATGCAAGACTTCGAAGGCACAGGTGAGTTCTATTCCGTCAAGGCATAC